TCATCTCCTTAAAAGTTTATAAAAGTTTCACCGAGTTTATCTAGCGTATCTTTGTATAGTTATCCAGAAGGGCAATACTCTAATATTCTAGGACTACTAATACATCTATAACGATAAATGCTTATTTTTGCAACGAGAAAATTTTACAAAGTCAAGATTTTTTCTTTTAACTACTTCATTATCAAAACGACAATCTAAATGTTCAAGCAATTTTACTGCTTTTTTGTTACCAATCCACACATAATTATACAAAATTTCATAAGGTTTATGTATTAAATCTACCCATTTTTTACTCATAAATGCTAATTTCATAGGTTTTTGAAAGGCTTTATCACTTGCAAGTAGCCAAACTCTAGCTAATCCTATACTTTCTCCTACAGTTCCACCCATCAAAACAGGGTCTTTATCATAAAATAATGTAAAAGTTTGTGCAGATTCGTGTCTTACTGGATATAACAAAGCACTTAAAGGATCTGTATCTACAGCTTCTACTTCCATAATATCTTGCTTTCTCATATTTCTAGCAAGTTTAACTGCATCCTTCTCAGTTGAAGGTTGTATAGTAATCATTTATAAAGTTTTTCGAAAGCCGAATCTATTTGTTTTACATAGTTTTCATCTCTACTTGTAGGATGCCAGTATCTTCTATCTTTCATCATTTCTTGTAAATCTTCTCTTGTTTTACCACCCATTGCAGTAGATTCAGGTGCTTGACTCATACTATTTTGTAGCATACTCATAATTTTTTCTACTGTTTCCACACCAGAAGAAGTGCTACACATCATTTCAAGCATAGGTTTTTGTGATTCATCAAAGTTTTTATTTACCCATAATGATACTGCTTCAATTCTTTGATTAGCATTTTCACCTAATTTTTGTTTTTCTGCTTCAATATCTACTTGTGGTTGTGATTGAATGAACAAATCAATACCTTTATTGAAAGCTTCTTGACCTAATTTATTGTCGTGGCAATACTTTCTCCAACCATCCATTAGTGGAGTTTCTGTATTATACTGTTCTGGTATCTCTGGTAAAGTATATTTATCTGGTGCTTCTGGTAAAGATTTAATAAGTTCTTCTTCCATCTGTGTTTTTATTTCAGCAGTAAGATCTTCTTTCTTTTTACCAATATAAGATTCTGCTTCTGTGTAAGACTTAGCTAAACTTTCATAATCTGGATTACCATCTTTAAAAAATTTTTCTGGTAGCCACTCTGGTCTTTCGGCTACTTCTCCTACTTCGTCTTTACTTTCCTGTTCTGCGTTTATTAGACTCTCTTGCTCTGACATTTTTGCCCTCCTTTATTCTTTGTTCAATAATACCAACTAAAAACCTCATTCCTTCTCTTTGTCTTAATTCTTGATCCGTTATATTAAAACCAGCAACACTTTCTATTGTAATACTGCGTAAATATTTAAGTGTTTCTACACCAGCATCTGTTAAAAAACAAGATAAAACTGTTGTGTTTAACTTATCTTCATTTGCCTGTGATCTTCTATATCCGTCTATACTAACTTGGGGGTGTATTTTCTTGTCCATTTTGTTGTGCCATTTGTTGAAGTTGTTGTTGTTGTTGTAATGCTTGTTGCATTTGCATCATTACTTGTTCCATTTCTTCTTTACTTCTAGTAAGTTTTTCTGGAATACCAAATTTTTCTGCTAGATATTTAGTAGCTTCATTACTATCTACTAATAAATTTATAAGTTGTGGTCCGAATCTTGTGCCTACTAATTCTAAAAATCTATTAAAACCATTTATATCTTGGTTTGCTTGTGCTTGTGCTAATGGTGATGTAGATTGTATTTTTATTTCTCTACCATTAACTGTAGGTATATTTATTCTTCCTTGTTTTTTTAAAATATGCACTACTCTTTGTAAAACAGGTTGTACCATCTCTGCTTGCAATCTGCCAAATGATGAACCAATTTGTCTTGATAAGTCTGCCATACGTTCTGCTACTTCAGTAGCTGACATTGGTGTTCTATTTGGATCGCCAAGCATTTCATTATACAATGCACGTTTGATATTAGTACGCATATCTTTTAAAACTAAATCAGCAACATTAAAATTGCCTGCTGGTGCTATAGGCTCTAATCCTCTTGATGATGGACTTCTTGGAATGATTGTTCCTGGAAGTAACTGGATTGTATCTACATTTATTATACCATCATCTTCCATTTGATACATACCAGATATTGCCATCTGTGCATTTTCTAAAATCATTTCTATAACTAAATTACAAGTTTTGATTGCTGGCATAGAATTAAGAAGTGGTCCACGACCATATACTTCACCAGCGGCTTTACTCCAACGAAACACTACATATGGATTTGATCCTTCACCTAAAAATTTTTTTTGTAAATATATATGTTGTGGATTTATACTAAATACTGTGAAATCATACATCTCTACATTTGGTTTGGTATAATTTCTAGATACACATTCTACTATCTCTACAAAAAAATCTTTACCAGCAGATAATTGTCTTTCTGTTTCTGGTGCTAATATTGCTTGTGGATAAACTAATTTTATATTTGATGCTTTTACTTTTCTTGTTCTATATACAGTATCTACTATATCATTTGGACCAGTATCTAAACACAATCTTGATAATGGTACTGCTGTAAATCTAATTGGTCTTATAGCATCTCCTTCTTCTATTAGTAATGCTCCTGTACCTACAGCAAGATCTAAAAATGATTCGTGTATTTCTTGTGCAAAATTACTATTCTGTAAGATTTCAAATACATAATTTGTTACTGCATCAAGTGATTCATTGACTTGTGTACGTTCTTCTGCTGGTACTTCAGATCCAGCAACCATCTCTGCCCACCTTGCATAGTTTGGAACAATACCAGCTACTAAACGTGATGCAAATTCTTGCACACCAACAACAGCAGTTTCATCAAATATTTTATCTGTTTTTGTTTGACCAGCAGTTGTGGGGTAAAAACTTTCTCTTGCTGGCATACTATATTCATAACATTCTTCGAATGTAGGTCGCCATAATTCTTTGATACTTTGAGCACGTTTGTAACGTGCTATCATATTTTCAATATCACCCATTTCTTTTGAAATAGGTTCTGGAACTAATGCTACCATATTATCCTAATGTATTACCACCACTAGTGTTAGATAAATATCCACCACCACTAGAAGTTAATAAACTTCTTCTTCCTAATCCTTCTGATATTTGTTTCTTTCTAGCTTTTGTTGCTTCTTGCTGATTCTGTAATCCTTGTTCACGCATTTGTGTTTCTTTTGCCGCTAAACCTGGATCTGGAGCTGGAGGAGGTGGGATGTATACTTGTGAAGGTTTACTTCCACCAAATAAATTTCCTACACACATATTTTTTCCTTTCTATAATCTTGAACGAATATCAAAGATATTCCATTTCTTTCTTATAGTCTTTTTTGGTTGTTTTGTAAAGACATCAAAATCAGTTTTTGCTTGCACCACTTTTGCTGGGTTTATGGACTTGGTTATGTTTTGTCCTTCACCAGCACCCAACATCAGATATTGTAACGCATCATGCACGTGAGAATAATGATTTTTATCTGGTTTATCGGTATATCTTTCACCAGATACTTGCATACGTCTATACTGATACCCACCCTCAAAACCTTTGATTAGATGTTTACAGCTTTTATCTATCAGCAATCCTGATTTACCTTCTAACAATCTACTCAATGGTGCTGAAACAGATTCTATACGCAAAGATACATCATTGGATGGTGCTGGAATGGCACGAATACCAGCACCACGTAGTATTTGGAATGGGGTTGACTCATCAGTCTGTGCTCTATAATCCCCAGCTGGGTCTCCAAATATTCGTGCTACTGGGATTTCTCTAAATTTGGACTGCATTTCTTGTCTAAGCAGTTCTCCAAAACGTACCATCCCCATATCTTTTGCTACGATTTCGTGTAAGATTATCCATCTTCCTCGGACTTGTTGTGCAAATACACAAGCTGGTGTAAGACCAAAGTCTATACCTACATAGTATGGAACTTCTGCTGGTATGATCGGTTCTTTTGCTACATGTATATCTGCTGAAAATTGTTTGTAAACTGGTTTACCATCTTCTATAGATCCTAATCTATTCATTACATAAACATCAATCCACGATTTTGTTTTACCTCTTATAATAGAAGTATAGTAATCTGACATAAGATTCATTTTATTTTCTGCATCTGGATTTATTTCATATTTTTCTACTTCACCTTGGTTATTTGATTTTTCTATCATACCAGCTGGTTGTGTAAAAAATTTCCAGTTATCAGGTTTTACTAACATCATTACTTCTTCTCTAGATAGATG